GACCCAGTGAACTTTCAGATTGACCCCATTGCCAAGCAAGAATTGGATAAGGTTGTGAGCAGGGTCAATGAAGGTCAGCCAAGTATAATCTAATATAAGAGCCCGCCCGTAGGCTTTATATGCGGGCAGGAAGGAGCGCAAATGAACATAGATTTTACAGAAGGAAATCAAGAGTTTGATATTTTCAAATTCAAAGAACCGTCAATTAAAGAACTGACTAATTTCTCAGCGATAAAAGCTGACGAATTAGATATAGGTTTTTCGCCATATTCGGCTTCACCGCTAAAACTTGACCATAATTTTATCGAGATTGAGTTTGCGGATTTTACTTTGAAACTTTATGATGCCATAGGAAGTATGGAGAATAGGCGGAAATTCAAATATGTTTGGGTGGAAATGAAACGAGAAGTACGGGCGGAATATCTAAAGGACATTTCAACGCTTGCATTAGCAATAAATCAATTTGTTGCTGGTAAAACTTTCATTGTGAAGGAAAAATGAATATTGTATTAACCTATGGTAAATCAGCAAGAATATTCTCAATGGATCTGGCCATGAGAATTGGGTTGAACGAAGCAATTGTGCTAAATCAAATTGATTACTGGCTCAATGTCTTCGAGGAAAGAAAAGACGCAGACCACTTCCAAGATGGACGCTGGTGGGTTTATAACACAATCAAAGAGTGGCAGGATAACTTCCCCTGCTTTAGCGAGCGCACCATCTATACCATCCTGAAAAACCTGCGTGATTTAGGGGTCGTTGAAACAGCCAATTACAATCAGGCTGGCTATGATAGAACTCTCTGGTACACCATAAACTATGATAAGCTCAACGACTTAATCACAAGCCCATCATGCAAATCTTGCGAGATGGATGATGCAAATCTTGCATCACCTATACCAAAGAATACCAAAGATATATATATAGGCTCAAGCCCAGAAAAAAGTTTGGATGATGGTGGAGTTGACGAATATGTCAATGGAGACCCACAAGTGAATGCTTATATTAGTGTCTTTGAACAGGAAATGGGTATGCGTATAATGCCCTATAACAAGACACTCGAATTGATACATAAGTTTATTAAGGCTGGACTTACACCTGAAGAATATCGGCAGTCTATCAGAGAACAGAAAGCCAGTGGTTATACAATTACCAGAATGGAGAGCACCGAGAACTATGCGCTGAACTTTAAGAAGCCTAAAACAGGTAAGCAAAAGACTTTGAGAACCACTCGATTGCGTAGAGATGGTGATGGTAGAAAATTGGAGGAGGTGTATGAAAATGGTGAGCTTGTGGGAATACATTATGTGTAAGATGGTGGCGCTATGACCGAAATCCAGCTTCCACATTCAGCAAAGGCTGAGCGCGCTTTATTGGGTGCGTTACTGATTAATCCTGAGGAACTTAGCCAGATTGACCTGATGCCCAGCGATTTCTATGAAAAGAACAATGGTGCGATTTATTCTGCAATGATTGCGCTTGACTTGCAAGGTATCAATGTCGATGTGGTTTCGGTGATGAATGCACTGCAAAGCATGAACAAGCTGGACGAGGTGGGCGGCTTTGATTATCTGGCTGGGCTGGCGAATGATGTGCCCTCATCCCTGAATGCCCAGACCTATGCCGATATAGTCAAGGACAAATCCAACCGCCGTAAGATAATTATCAAATCCCAGACGCTGGCGCAGGCCGCCTTTGATGAGAGTAAGGATGTCCTTGAGGCGGTGAGCGAGACAGTTGAGTCGCTTGTGTCTAATGTGAATATAGGCGAAGGCGCTAAGCCGATCTCCCATGTACTTAACCAGCTGTTCGATGAAGTATCAAGTGCTATGGCTAATCCCAAAGAGATTTATGGGATGGCAACGGGGATGCCAACCTTTGACAAGATTACACGGGGCTTGCAAAAGAAAGAAGTCGCCATATTGGCAGGCGAGCCAGGCGCAGGCAAGAGTGCACTTGCTGTCCAGCTCGGTGTCGGTATGGCAAAGGGCGCAAGCGGGCAAAGTCCCCACCCAGGCGTCATCTATGAGCTGGAAATGAGCGCTCTTGCCACAGTGCGCAGGGTTATAGCCTATGAGTCCAGAGTGCAAGCTTATAAGTTGCGCTCTGGTAAGCTGGAAGACGATGATGTAGAACGTTTCACGAAGACAACCGAGCAGCTTTCAACCTTGCCTATTTTCATTTCTGACTATTCTAACTGGACAACGATGGGCATTCGGGCTGACATTGCTAAACTACAAGTCAAGCACGGGGTTGAGTGGGCGATTGTGGATTATTTAGCTCTGCTCAAGGACGGCTATTCTGAGGATGCCAATGAGAGATCGGCTATCGTTTCTGACAGGATGCACTCCATTGCCAAAGAGCTGGACATCGCCATCATTGCCGTCCACGATTTGAACAAAGCCTCTATTACGGGCGCAATCCAGGGTCAGGCTGGACTGGCTGGCTCAAGGCGCATTATGTATAATGCCGATATGATTATGTTCCTGAAAGAAGCAAAGACTATGCAGGATAATACCAAGAGCTTTGTGCTGACTTGGGAAAAGTTCAGGGAAGACGAGCCAGACAGAAGCCTTGAATTGCGTAGAGTGCCTGGCTACCCCACTTTCGTGGAGGTATATCGGTGAGGAAATTGCGCACACCCGTTCCAGATACACAGTTTGATTTGCTGTTCAGGGTGTATGATGATGAGAATGTTTTCAAACATCTCATACCAGAGAAAGATGTGCTGATTGAACAGGATTACGAGGCTTTCTTTCACTCCTATGAGCCGAAGCTGGTGCTCAATCAGAAAGGACGGCGTCATACAGTCAGAACATTGCTCGGTGAAATTGTGTTGCTGGAAGACAATTATAATTTGGGCTTGGTTGCACACGAAATCTTGCATGCGCTACTATATTGGCAGGTTAATCTTAACAACAAGCCAATAGAAAAACTTTCAGTTCAGGAAGAACTTTGTAAAAAAATGGCAAATATTTACAATGCGTTCTGGATTTGGGATATTTCTGGCAATAAACCAGAGGAAGGAAGGTGAAACATGAGTGAATTTAATGATTATTTAGCTGAGTATGAGGATGTTTATTTGAGGCTGTCTGATTTACAATCCGAACTGGAGAAGGCTCGTAAAGATGCTATCCCGCAAGAAGTGCGAGAGCAGCTTGAAACAATCGAGGCTGAGTACCAGCCTAAGTTGGATGTCTTGCAAGAGAAGCTAAAGTCGCTTGAGAACGAGGTAAAAGAGCTTGTATTAAGTGCTGGTGCAACGTTAAAGGGCAATGTGGTTATGGCTATTTATCGCAAGGGTTCAACCAAGTGGGACGAGAAACATTTGGAGCGGCTGGCTACAGAATACCCACGCATTTTAGAGGCGAAGGTGGAAGGCAAGCCGTCTGTTGCTATTCAAAGGATTAAGTGAATGGAGCAGAAATGAGCATTAGAGATGAGCTTAGGAAATTGGTAGATAAATATCACGATGCAATAAGTTGCACAGATTTTAGTGGAGAATGTTCGCTTTCGGAATCTTCAATAGACCCGCTTGAAGAAGAATATAAAATTCGGAAGCAGCTGTTTGACAAAATTGATGAGGTTGTAGATGTCAATGAGCCAAAATGGATTCCAATTGAGCAGCAGAAGCCCCCTGAGCATGACTGGTACTTTGTTTTCTTTCCAGCAAATAAAGAACAGGGAACAATTGATTACGTAGACGTTTGCTTTTGGGATGGTACAAGTTTTGTGGATAGCGGTATTGGATATAAAGAGGATGGCATTGGGTATACTCATTGGATGCCATTTCCAGAGCCACCGAAAGGTGAATAACGATGACCGCTGAGCCTATAACCTTACTCGACTTAGCAGCTGGCTTGACACTGCTCATTGCGCTTGTGGCAATCGTGGTGAATGTGATTGCTCTGTTGCGAGAGTATTTTGGCAAGAAAAAATGAACTTGCTCATCAATGCTGACGCAAGACAAATTCCGTTGGCGGATGGTAGCGTGAACTGTATCGTTACCAGTCCGCCTTACTATGGGCTAAGGGACTACGGAACTGCTCGCTGGGAAGGTGGCGACCCAAATTGCGACCATAATCCACAGAGGCACGATGGTGGTTGGAGAGCAGACCGCACCTTACCTTTGGGGCGAGGCGGTGTTTATCGTGAAGTTTGTGCTAAATGTGGCGCAATCCGAATTGATAGTCAGATTGGACTGGAGCAGACACCCCAGGAATATGTGGACAATCTGGTGCAGGTGTTTAAGGAATGCTGGCGGATATTGAGAGACGATGGAACTGTGTGGCTAAATCTTGGCGACTCTTATTCAAGCTATAAGGATTGTAAAAGCGTTCCTGATACATTAAGAGTTGGTGGTAAGAGCGAGTCGGCGAATATGATTGAAAAGGGAAAGAGCGTAACCCGAAATACAAGGGCTATGAAGTCTGTTGGGCTGAAAGACAAAGACCTTATCGGCATCCCCTGGATGGTAGCCTTTGCCCTGCGTGCTGATGGTTGGTATCTAAGGCAGGATATTATCTGGGCAAAGCCCAATCCGATGCCCGAAAGTGTGAAAGACCGATGCACCAAAGCCCACGAGTATATATTTCTGTTGAGCAAATCGCCTAAATATTATTATGATTATGAGGCAATAAAAGAACC